GTTCTACCAAGGTAATGACAAGATGGTTAAGGCCGTGCAGTGGGTCAGCACGCTGGACACGCGCACGAGCGAGATATGCCGCCTTCGCGATGGTTTGCAGTACACAACGGACACGCACAAGCCAATCGGCCACAAGGTGCCGTGGCTCGGTGGACCTGGGCGAGCGCATTGGCAGTGCCGATCAAGTAGCGTTCCGGTGCTCAAGTCATGGCGCGAACTCGGCATCGATATGGACGAACTCACGCCGAGCACTCGCGCCAGCATGGATGGACAAGTCCCGGCAGAGCAGACCTATACCGAATGGCTGCGGAAGCAAAGCGCAGCCAGGCAAGACGAAGTGCTCGGCCCATCGAGAGGTAAGTTGTTCCGTACTGGCGGGCTGCCGATGGACCGTTTCTACAATGACAAGGGTCAGTTTCTGACATTGCCTGAATTGGCAGAGCGCGAGGCTTCCGCTTTCAAGCGAGCGGGGGTAGCATTGCCGGCATGAGCGACGAATACCCTAAAGATGGCGCCATTGTTAGTACGGTCGAACGCGATGATCGTTTGTGGCAGAGTCTATGGTGCTGGATTTTGCGAAAGCCATTGCCAATGCGGCAACACAGGTACGTTGTGAAGTCAACAATTGTTGATGCCAAAAGACAAGTGTGGGCAGTGCGAACGTGAGCATGAGCACTGGAACAGTTTTCGATAGAACGCTGATCTATGGCTGGACGCTGGAGCAGTTTGCGAGAGCCAAAGCGCATCATCGTTTAGTGACTGGCGAGGATGTACAAGATGCACTCGCTTTGCATAAATGGTGGTTTGCTCATCGTTCCTATGAACCAGGCCAGATCAAGCTGGAAGGCTATGACTTGCCGCCAGATTGGGAATGGGCTGGGAACGAGTGGCGACGCCTGCTCACTGAGAGCATGACGTAGTACCATTGCCAGCGTAAGCCATTTCGATTTTCACAGCCGCCCGTGGCAACACGAGGCGGCTTTTTCATGCCTGCAAAGCGGGCGCATCCCGGCCTAAGGCCATCAACACCGACCCAAGGGGTCTAACTCATGTCCGAAACCACCGTTCAAATCACACCCGAACTGCAAGCCATCATTGATGCGAAGGTCAACGAGTCCGTCACTGGGCTCAAGGCCAAGAACTCCGAGCTTCTCGGCTCGCTCAAGGAGCGCACCGACAAGCTGAAGGAATTCGAGGGCATCGACCCTGTAGCTGTGAAAAGCATCCTCAAGCGTTTCACTGACGACGAGGAAGCCGCATTGATCGCCAAGGGCGAAATCGATACGGTACTCACTAAGCGCACAGAGCGCATGCAGGCAGATCACCTCAAGAAGTTGCAGGCCGAGGCAGAACGTGCAAGCAAAGCTGAAGGCAAGGCCTCAAAGCTAGCTGCTCGCACGTTGGCAGGCGCAATCCGCGATGCCGCTCTCAAGGCAGGCGCACTCCCTGAGGCGATGGAAGACATCGTGCTTCGCGGCAGTCCGGTGTGGAAATTGAACGATGAGGGCGAACCCGTTGCCATGAATGGCAATGACGTGATCCTGAGCAAGGACGGCAAGACGCCGTTGACGCCTCAGGAATGGGCTGAATCCCTGCGGGAAACCGCGCCGCACCTGTGGCCTAAGGCCCAGGGCACGAACGCACTAGGTTCCGGCTCAGGGCCGCGCGGCGGAAAGAAAACGATCACCAGAGCACAACTCGAAGCGCTGCCACCGTCACAACGGGCAAGCGCTCTCAAAGAGTCAACGCTGGTTCCTTAATCTCTTCCTGAAAGCACTACATGGCTACTACCCTCACCAGTCTGCTGCCCGACGCATTCGCGGCAATGGACGTTGTTTCGCGTGAATTGGTCGGTTTCATCCCGGCGATGCAACGCGACATGAGCGCCGACCGCGCTGCCTTGAACCAGACGATCCGTTCATTCGTTGCGCCGGCCAACACCACGGCCAATATCACCCCGGCAATGACGCCGCCGACGCCGACTGCTCAGACCATCGGCAACCGCACGCTCTCGATCACCAAGTCGAAGTTTGCGGCGTTCGAGTGGTCGGGTGAGGATCAGCGTTCGGCCGATACCGGACCTGGCTATCTGACCGTGCAGCAAGATCAGATTGCGCAAGCAATCCGCTCGCTGGTGAACGAAGTGGAAGCCGACGCAGCCGCGTTGCATATCTATGCTTCGCGCGCATACGGCACGGCAGGCACCACGCCGTTCGTTTCCGATCTGTCGGACACCGCTCAACTGCGCAAAATCCTGGACGACAACGGCGCGCCAATGTCGGATCGGCATGTGGTGATCGACACGGGCGCAGGCGCAAAGATGCGCACTCTGACGCAGTTGACGAAAGTCAACGAAGCGGCAGATACCGGGCTGCTGCGTCAAGGCGTGCTGATGAACATCCACAACTTCGACATTCGCGAGTCGGCACAGGTGGTCAACCCGTTCACCAAGGGCACGGGCTCGGCCTACACGACGACTACAGCGGGCTTTGCGGTTGGCACAACGTCGATTCCGATCATCACCGGCACCGGCACGGTGTTGGCTGGTGATGTGGTCACGTTCGCTGGTGACACGAACAAGTACGTCGTCGTCACTGGCGTGGCTGCTCCTGGCACCATCGTGATTGCTGCGCCTGGTCTGCGTCAGGCCATTCCGGCATCGGCAACGGCAATGACAATTGCCAACAACTCCGTCCGAAGCATGGCGTTCTCGCGCAATGCGATGGCGCTTGCAACCCGTCTGCCGGCGCTGCCGAAGGATGGCGACCTTGCATCGGATCGCACCGTGATCACCGATCCGCGCTCTGGTCTGAGCTTGGAGCTGGCCTACTATCCCGGTTTCCGGATGGGCGGCTACTTCGTCGGCCTCGCTTGGGGTGTGGCGAACATGAAGCCTGAGCACACGGCGATCCTGCTGGGTTGATGTGTGGAAGCCGCCGCGGTTTAGGATCGCGGCGGCCAACTAGGAGAACGCAATGGCGGTTTTGAAAGTCATGCCCTGGGGAGAAGATCAGGGCGCGTATGTGCTGATCGAAGAAGCCGACTTCGACGAAACGGTGCATACGTTGTACGAAGAACAGCCGGAGAAAGAAGAAGCCGAAGAGGTCGAATCCGAACAAAAGCGGCGCGGCAGGCCGCCGAAGGTGCGCTAAGTGGCTCTGATCGTCGAAGACGGCACCGGCTTGGCAAACGCCGAGTCTTTCATCAGCGTTGCCGACGCGACCACGTATCACGCAGCACGAGGCAATGCCGCCTGGGCTGCGCTCGCCAGCGATACCATCCGAGAGCAGTGCCTGCGCAAGGCTACGGACTACATGGAAGCGGTTTATCGCCTCAGGTGGTCAGGGTACAGAACCGGGACCATACAAGTGCTGTCATGGCCGCGCTACGCTGTGCCTCGCAAGGATTACGCTGTGTTCGCAGGTCATGCGCTGACCAGCTACTACGCAAGCGATGCAGTGCCTGCCACTGTCGCCAATGCCTGCGCTGAATTGGCGCTGAGGGCTGCGACTGGCGAACTGTCACCAGACATCGAGCGCGCCGTTTCACGTGAAACCATTGGGCCGATCACGGTGGAGTACGAGAAGGGCTCGCTGCAATCGAAGCGCTTTGAAGCTGTGGACAACATGCTGATGCCGTTCTTCAAGGCCGTGGGCATGTTCTTGCCGGTGACTCGTGTCTGATGGCCTTCGACTACTCCAAAACCGCAGCAACAGCGCTTCGGTTGCTGACAAAGTTCGGCGCACAAACTACGATCACGCACAACAGTGACGGAAGTTATGACCCGAGCACCGGAGCGACAACGGAAACAACGACGATAGACACTGTGAAGGCATGTGTCTTCCCCATCGCAGACAAGATGATCGACGGCACGCTGATTCAAGCTGGCGATCAAACGGCATACGTCAGCGCGGTAGGAATTACGAATCCGCGGCCGAATGACTTGATGCTGTGGCAGGGCGCTTATCTTCGAGTCATCAACGTCAAGAGCCTATGGCCCGCTGGGGTGTATGTGCTTCACGAATTGCAGGTAAGGAAGTCATGACTCCAAGAAGGCACCCAAGCAACAACAAGATCGTCCGCAAGCCCGATGGATGGGATGATCGCGGCGGCGTGCTAGACCTCCCTGCCATCGACGTGACGCAAGGCACCCTCCACGGGGTCAAGGTTTCACTGTCGTGGTGGAAGCCGACCGAAGATGAGCTGATGTGCCTGCTGCGTGGTGGGCATGTGCAGTTGTCGTGCGTTGGTGGTCAACCTCCTGTCAGCATCACGGCTGTCGATGAAAACGGCGGCGGCGTGCAATTGGTGCTGCCGCAGTGAGTACATTCACCATCCCGCTAGCGCAATTGGCCGAGAAGATGCAGGCCGATCTAGAGACGGTGGTGCAGCGCTCGACGCTTGAAGTGTTCCGCTCGGTCGTGCAGAAAAGCCCAGTCGATACCGGACGCTTCCGGGCCAACTGGAATGCGAGCCACGGCACGCCTGATGCTCACACAACGCAAAGCGTTGATCAAGGCAGAGGTATTGCAGAGGCCGGCAAGGCTGCTACCTTCGCCGCTGGTGGAGTGACCTACTTGACCAACGGCCTGCCGTATGCAGTACGGCTCGAATACGGCTACAGCAAGCAAGCACCATCAGGCATGGTGCGATTGTCAGCA